CCGCTAAGATCTACAGCAGTACCAGTAAGCGTATACGTTCCAGAAGCTGCATCTAATACATATCCAGTATTAAGACCTACAGTAGATCCAGTAAGTGTATACGTTCCAGAAGCTGCATCTAATGTATAAGCACTAGCAGTATTAAGATCTACAGCAGTACCGGTAAGTGTATACGTTCCAGAAGCTGCATCTAATAAAAGAGTGCCGCTAAGATCTACAGCAGTACCAGTAAGCGTATACGTTCCAGAAGCTGCATCTAATACATATCCAGTATTAAGACCTACAGTAGATCCAGTAAGTGTATACGTTCCAGAAGCTGCATCTAATGTATGATTATATACAGGATCTAGAGTTACAGCAGTACCAGTAAGTGTATACGTTCCAGAAGCTGCATCTAATAAAAGAGTGCCACTAAGATCTACAGCAGTACCAGTAAGTGTATACGTTCCAGAAGCTGCATCTATTGAATAAGCTTCACCAGCAACAGGCCCATTAATAACCAATCCAACTGTAGAACTAGTATCAATATCTGATCCGTCAATCGTATGAGTAACGCTAGATATTGTCTCAGTAGACGTTGTTTCAGCATTTCTTGTTGTTATTGCAATGGTGACTGTTGTAGCTTCATCAGAATCAACTGTTGTCCATCCAGAAGCTGCTGCGCCCCAGGCCCTAGTATCGACCGCACAGCCTACAAGAACACGTCCACCCGCCGTGTCAGTATCCCACGAAGGGGTCGTAACATTATTACTTGAGGTAGCATTGCCGCCTATATCAGAAACCGAATCTATAGGAGTGCCTGCATCAAACTCGCCCGCTGGAACGAGAATTGTATACGCATTCCAACGTTGCCCCGTGCTACCAATAGCCCAAGCGTGTGCCCCACTGCTTCTACTATCTGTTCCTACCCATGCGATAAGTCCTATACCAGGACCAGCCTGAGACCCGGTATCGCCAGCAACTGCTGTAAATTCTAGAGTCTCACTGAAAGGGCCAGTTGACGGCGGGGTAATAGGGAAATTAACTGTATCGTCATCCATTGCAAGAACGGTGATAAGTAAATCACCATCCGCATAGGCTGGATAACTAACATCTGGAGTTGTGTCGACTGAATTATTGGAACTATTTGTTAGATCACCGATTTCAATTACTGGAGCAGCCATTAGTCTATCCCTTTATCTTACGCCTGGCCTGACACCTGGACGCACGCCTGGACGCACGCCTGGACTGGTGATAACGCCACCATCTTCTGCTTTATATTCCAACGCACCAATATCCGGCGCATCACCCGAAATAACTAAATTCCCGCGACTGTCCTTCCACAGCCAAACCAAATCATCTACATTACGACTGATGCTATTTTCTAAAGTAATTATATTGTTTACATAATCAACTGATGCTATCTGGACCTTTGCACTACCAGATAAATTCGACCCTACTGCTATCCAGTCCCCTTGCATACCCATCCATGTCGGAAACCCTGACACATCATAAAAATACTTTGAATCCGCTACGTATAGTGATGTTCCACTCCCAGAATCTGATCCTGTGATGATGGTTAGATTTGTCCCCCGATCTATTAACGTACTAGACTCTGTTAACGTGTAATCACTATTATTATAATTAGTGAATAATGGATCAACTGTTATGATGTCTGTAAATTCTGGATACGTAGGACCAGACAGAGACTCTGCTTCTGAAGCATTTCTACCACCTAAATCCGCAGCATTAATATAATCAGTTCCACTGCTAGTCCCGATCATATTAGTAAACCACTTGTCTCGGATTCCGTCTGGTAAATTTTGTGATCCACCAGCATATTGAACTAAGACGCCAGAATATGGGTTTCCATACAGTAGATTGTTAACCATCCGATTATTTCCTAAATCTAGAAAATTCGTCCCAACATACTGTAGCCCATACGAATGGTTACGATTTTTTACCATCGTATTATTGTAAATGTGATTATCAGTCGCGTCTGAATCACCCCCACTAGTACCCGATGTTGTTTTCAACCCTCCAAGCGCCGAACTCGTATAGTCTGCTGCTCCCCCTTTGTGTATTATATTGTATCGAATTATGTTATCAGGGGCTGATAACTGAAGGGCATTCCCCGGTGTTGCTCCGGGCCATTGATCATAATCAAAAGACGATCTACATTCATTCCCTTCCCATAAATTATTTCCTCCAGCGTGCCAAAGAGCGCAGGCGGTATGATAATCGTTGCTAATAACATTATTTCGGACTACATTATTTGTAGCTAGTGTACTAGAAATATACAATGCGTCATGTGATGCACTATCTATTATATTATCTTGATACAAGTTATAATCTGAGTCTTTTGCTACTTGAATTAAATCTTGTGTTTCCTCAGTACTATCATTTTGTGCGTCATGCTCACCGTATATTTCATTATTCTCAAATACATTATATATAGTCGTAAAAGATCCTTCCCAAGTGCTGGCACAGGCAGACCATCCGCGACTTGCCGTTATGCTTCCATCCCCTCCATTGCGATAACCTAAAACAACATTTTTAACTATCGTCCCTTCAGATCCACACGCATTCCCGTAAGTAGAAACAAAACCTGTAGGTATGTGCACGATTCTTCTAGTGCCATCCTCATCACTAGGCCCTGCACCATTTACTGTAATATAATCACGCTCTCCTAGTGCAATTGAACCCCTATCCGTATAACCACCTGTTCCCGTCCAATTCATCGTAACTTGACCATCACCATAAGCCTGATATGTAATCCGATTATCGTTATCAGTCCCGGATCTAGCTGGACGTATCTGTTCACCAGTACCGTATGTTCCGGCTTGTAAATAGATTACATCTTCAACAACTGCCTCATCATTCGCTGTATCTAAATCACAGGCAGCCGTTCCTGTAAGACCTGTACAGTCACCCACTGAACCAATGCAATTGTCTCCACCATCATCCCAAGCTGAAGTCCCATTACTGGAGACACAGTAATAAGTCGGAGCTGCATTAGCCAGAAATGGCAGACATAAAAGACTAACCAGAATGTAGTGCACTGGCATGACCTCCTGTGTGGATGATGATGGAGGTATCGACCCATTCCTTGGTAGCAGTAGCATCAACAATCATCGCCACAATGATCTCGGCCTGCATCTGAGCAGTGACTAATGCCAGTTTCCCATATCCACCAGTCAGAAATGACAGTGTGGCATTCGATGCCGCAGCACCTCCAGTTGCCGCCACACCATCCAGATATAAAATTAGATCTGTAGATGATGACGGTGACGGGTCTGAAGTCTGATAATCCCCGGTCGACGAATCAGGATCGAGAAACGGAAAGTAGAAATTATTCATCTCTCCAGTAGTTGAACCATACACTCTTAAATCAGGCATAAATTTCTCTCACATTACTGGCTAAATAGCCATACTGTTCCATCACTTCCCTGTGGTCGGACTCTATTCTCTTAGCTTGGTCTGGTGATAAAATGTCTTTCCAGTGACCAGATGTACCGTGGTGGAAGAAGGTGTCTGTGTGTTCCGAGGTTTCGATTAAATCATGTAACATGTTATCTCCTAACCCTAGCACCTATATGGGCGCTTTCTCCTAACATATGATAGTGTAGTTTATGACAATGTCTGCATCTTAATACTACTTTATCATAAACATTATTATCCTTAACGGAATACTGTAGGTTATTTATATCCCTACAGCATTCGCGTTGGAATTCAGGTTTCTTTTTTATTTGCTCTCTAATAAACTTATGATAATCATGCATTAGGCTAAAGTAAATATACTAGTTGTAATAGTAAAGGTAAACGTATCATCTGCTGTTAAATCAATTGTTGATCCATTATCCCAATACATTACTAATTCATCTGGCCCAGTTGCATCTTCATTAAATACTACTGCATATTGAATACTATCCCAATCACTTGCTCCTGCTGTCCATGCCGCAGGGCTTGAAGCACCGCATGTTGCTGTACCTGTAGTTTCTGACCATGTATTTGTAATATCTTTTCCTTTAGTAGTATAACCTGTACCTGTTACTTCATTACTTAAATTACCCAAAAGTGGTCCACTTGCTGCAGTAATTGATGCTGTATCTTGATATAAAGCTACATTTAATTGATCAGCATTAAAATTATGTACTCCTAGCCCTAAATCTTCTACAAATTGATTAAACTTACTTGCATTTGCCATTCTTTTTTCCTCTCTCTATTAATTAATTTCGCGAAAGCGAAATAAATCTATCTAGTTACACCTTCAGAAATAATAACTTGTCCCTGAAGTAAACGTATAACATTATTTGCGTTTCCGTTTTCGTATATTTCTAAGTCATAAACAGCAAAATCAGTATCAAATGTATCTGTTTCAACTGCACCTATATATAATTGTATTTGTCCAGTAACTGAACCACTTTCTAAAACTATGCCGCTATTTCCAGTAGTTAATTCGGCTATATAAGCTATATCATCTACTCGTTGACGTATTTGCATACGTGCACTTTTTCCTGCTAAGCTTATAGGATTTTTATCTGCATCCTTCCAAACTAATGTTTTGGCAAATATACTGCCTCTTTCTATATTTAAATTTAATGTTCCTGCTGACATTCTAAGTTTTATCCCGTTTTACGTTTGCGGAGCCAGTAATGCCATCCGCGACCAGAATTAATATCTAAGGCATAGGTTCTAGGGGCAGTATCTAATTCTATAGCAAATCCGCTAAGTGTATACGTTCCAGAGTCTACATCTAATGAATAAGTACCTGTACTAGTAGTTTCTAATTCTACAGCAGTACCAGTAAGTGTATAAGCTCCAGTATCTACATCTAATGTAAGGGCACCATTAAGATCTACAGTGATACCGCTAAGAGTAAGTGCTCCAGATGCTGCATCTAGTGTATGCTCAGCGCTAAGGTCGACAGTAGTACCGCTAAGTGTATACGTTCCAGTATCTGCATTTAGTAAATAAGTACCAGTAGTTTCTAGTTCTACAGTGCTGCCGCTAAGAGTAAGTGCTCCAGATGCTGCATCTAATGTATGCTCAGCGCTAAGGTCGACAGTACTACCACTAAGAGTATATGTTCCAGAGTCTACATCTAATGTATGCTCAGCGCTAAGGTCAACAGTAGTACCACTAAGTGTATATGTTCCAGAGTCTATATCTAATGTATAAGTACCAGCAGTTCCAAGAGCTACATCAGTACCAGTAAGTATATATGTTCCAGAGTCTATATCTAATGTATAAGTACTATTAAGATCAACAGTAGTACCAGTAAGTATATATGTTCCAGAAGCACCAGCTAGTGAATAAGCACCAGCGGTTTCAAGAGCTACATCACTACCGCTAAGAGTATATGTTCCAGAGTCTATATCTAATGTATAAGTACTATTAAGAGCTACATCACTACCGCTAAGAGTATACGTTCCAGAGTCTACATCTAATGTATAAGTACTATTAAGATCTACAGTGATACCGCTAAGAGTATACGTTCCAGAGTCTACATCTAATGTATAAGCAGTATCTAATCCAACAGTAGTACCACTAAGTGTATACGTTCCAGAAGCACCAGCTAAACTAAGAGCACCTTTAAGAGAGGCAGTAGTACCGCTAAGAGTATACGTTCCAGATGTAGCATCTAATACATATCCAGTATTAAAATCTACAGTAGTACCACTAAGAGTATATACCCCAGATGCACTAGCCAAAGAGTAAGCTTTGCTAAGGGCAGTAGTGCTGCCAGTTAAAGTATACGTTCCAGATGTAGCATCTATTGAATAAGGAGTAGGTGTAGGGGCATCAGGTGCTGTTACCCAGACAGCAGAAACCAATACACCTTTATTGTTAGCGATTTGCGTAATGCGAACATACAGACCGTCCCAGTCTGTTATGTTTTGGCGTTCACCAGTTGTTAGTGTTTCTGTGTACTCAGCAAATGAACTACCAGGACCTTGCTGTGTTCCTGTATGGATAAGCCCATCGTCAACGGTGTATACGTCAAGACGGATTGCAGCGCCGCCAGATGCACGCTGAGCACGGTAATAAACAACAATATCGTCAGCTTCAGGATCTTCTAAAGCATCAATATTAAGATCACAGGCATTATTACTACCCGACGTAGGACTGGATATCCAGTCCGCATCTGATTGATCATCAACATCACTCCATAAAGGAGTTGTTGTCCACGAGTCAGTTGCTCTATCTGAAATTGGGTATTTAAGCTGAGCCATACTACTAGCTGCCTATAGTTTCTAAATTATGTGAGTGAGTATATAAAGCATATCTTACCGCATCTGCAATATGACAATACTTATCATGTAATGGGCGTTCTGCTAGTAATCCTTCTCTAGGATCCCATCGATAATTATCAAACATATCTATTATATTAGTACAACTAGAAGAGATGAATATTCTATCATGATCTACCAGTGATGATAAATATCCAATACCATCATTTACTGATTTCTTAGCATTTATAGTAGTAATATCATAATCATATGCTAAGTCATAGCGTGTTTGTTGTGCAGCTGAATCAATATAGATAAAATCAATATTATGTTCTGAAATTTTATCTTGTATCATCTTAGCGTACTCAGATGTACCAGATTCGTTATTTAAATATTCATCAACTAAATAGTAATTATAACCATCTGTTAAAGCAACAATAAAAGCTGTTGGATCTCTAAATCCTAAGTCCAATCCAGCTACTACATCTAATACTTCTAAAGTAGATATATCTATATCTACTATTTGAGTCTTATTAAGATTAAATATTTGACCTTCTAATGCTATAAATTCACATAAATGTTCTTGTGCGAATTCAGCGCGACTCATTGATGCTTTTGCATCTTCTATAGCTTGTAAATCTGTTCTAGGATTATCATGATATGTACTAAGTATAGAAGCCCAAGTGGGAAAATTATTTGAAAATCCACGTTTATAAAATTCGTGAAACCAATTATTACCGCGAGGTGTACTAATAAAAATAGCTTTACTATTTACTTTATCTAATGTAGGGCACAACTGAACATTAAATGCATCTGCTCCATCATTATTAACAGCACATTCATCAAATATAATTAAATCATAACTGCGTCCGATTACAGAGTCTACCTGTCCTACAGAGCCCATTCTAATTGTTGACCCATTTTTTAATTCTATTATCTTATCTTTGGCATTTGATTTTTGTACTTCTACACCAAAAGCTGTTAATAGTTTTTTCTGATTATCCCAAGAAATACTAGAAAGAGCATAGTTTGGTGCTATAACTAATATATTACATCCGGGTATTAAAGTAATTAAGTGACCGATTACATTAGCTATAAAACTTTTACCTGTACGTCTACTTAATACTGCAGTAATAAATCTATATTCAGGATTATTAATAGCATTTATAAAAGCTATTTGTGGCGGGACAGGTTCAATATCTATTAGTTGTAAGTACTTACTTATATCTAGTTTTATTAGGCGTTCTTTTACAGGATATTCTGTAATAGAAGTATCACTAATATTATCACGAGAGATTTTCATTATCGTAGTAAACGATCTTGAGGTTGAAAACCAGAAGTAAACTCATAAGCTCCTATAGTTGGTGGGATATGATATGGTCTACCGTTACGATCTTTTATCGCGTCAGTGTAAACGCCAGCTTCGTAGACTGGGGAATCTACTAGTGGTTTATTATCCGCGCCTAAAAGAGGATCGGTTGATATGCTGTTACTACCAATAGATTCCGCATTATCATTTTCATCAATCACATTTACTGCAAATCCGTTGAAGCAATTATTGTCTTCAGTAATACTGTGCGCGTCAAAACGACGAATCCCGCTACCAGATAAGCCTGAAAGAATATTATTCTTTGTCTCGCCTCCAGCAATTGTCATAGGTGAATACTGGATCGCAGCTTTAGGCGTTTGGTCGCCATCATTGTAAGTGCTATCCACAGTTAAATTAGTGCAGGTATTATTAATAATGTGCGCATTATTCCCATCCTGGCTTGTTGCATCAGTTGCGAAATAAACCATTCCACAATCGTCTACCAGATTAGAATAAAACCAATTTTCCTTGCCCGAGTTATCATGCCATGCTTGATAACATCGAGAAATAGCATTTCCATATATCCGTGTATTTGTGGTCTGCGAATCAGTCTCTATCCCCCCTCCATCACCGTTGTAAAATCGTCCATATGTCATATCTGTAAATGTATTGTTATACACATAATTATAATATCCAGTACCAGGAATACATTTACTAAAATATACTCCCCCAGTCGACACAGCCAGCCCGTTAGAGGTAAAGGCATTCCCATAAATACGAGCGTTTCTTACTTCACCTCTAACCCAAATCCCCCCACGCAAAATGTCGGAAAATGTATTGCGCCTGATTATCGCATTATCCATAATTCGTGAGGTTCCCTCCGCCCCGGCAATTCTTATCCCCGTACCACAACGATTAAAAGCACAATCCTGTACAATAGCACCAGTGACTGTAGTTGAATCTGTTGCACTTTCATTAAACACCCCTAGGGAGGTATAACGGAAACACAGGTTTTCAATCACAATGTTATCGGAATTGAAAGCTTCAAAAACTCTATCTTTGGTATTTGCACTCCAGTACACCGCGCCATAATAAGTGACGGGGTTCCCTACTGAATACACGATTAACCGGTTATTGTCTTCTGCCGTTCCCCGAAACCAATCAAACTGAAAAGCTTGAGCAGGGACATTCGTCGTCACATCGGTAAGCGTAGAAGTCACAACAGTCCAATATTCTAACTGATACTGGCCCGGGGTAAAGTCATCCCCAAACCACACTGCCTGTATGGGGTTATATGATGCTATTCCACCATCTAAAATCCATAGATTAGACCCAGGAGATAGGCTAGTCGGATCTGTAGGGTCTACCTCTGTCCAATCACCAGCCTCTGATGTGTGATAATGGTCAAAAACAGGTTTTGGCTGTGATATATCATCAGACCCATCACCATTATAATATGTCGTTACTGTCTTATCCGAATCCCCACTATAAAATGTGCACTTAGACTCAGCGCCATAGTCCGCAAGATTCTCTACTGTCCCTCGCTTTATCCTGAGTTCATCCCAAGACGCCTTATTAGTCTCAGCATCCGGCAGAGAATTCCACGGCGTCCCCACTGTGCCATCACCACCCCCAACAGCATTTACATCCAAATAACTTGTGGTCATGTAAATCTGCCTATACGAGTATTAGTTGATGTTCTTGGCTGCGCAGGGAATCCAGAAGTAAACTCATAAGCTCCTATAGTTGGTGGGATATGATATGGTCTGCCTTGGTAATCCTTAATAGAAGATACAAATATCCCTGCTTCATAAGCAGGCGAATCAACAGTTGGTTTGTAGTTAGCATCTAAAAGAGGATCTGAAGTTAAGGTATTAGTCCCCAGGGTATGGTTTGTAGTCGGAGTATCAAACCCATAGAAGATGTTGTAATCTTCATCTGTCTGATCTGTTCCGGTATTGACGTAAAACCCATCACTATCACCTGTGAAAATGTTGTTTTTGATCTCAACTACATCATCTGCCATCGCATCGCCCGCAATGAATCCATAATGAGTCGAATTAACAAAAGTATTATTATAAATGCGAGTCGATGTATGGGCTGACGCACCACCCAATATCATCCCAATTCGATTTCCTGTTCCCAGGTTTCCGTATATCTCACCATTTGTCACAGATAACACCATTATCCCGGCCCCAGATGTTATATCCGCACCGCTATAGCCAACATTTCCGCTACATGAATTATGCCTGCAAATAATATTGTCGCAGCCATCATCAATGAGTAGACCATGACCATCAATGCCTTCATCCGCCTCATTATTGTTACATGTGTTATTTTCAATTGTGAAATACGCCGATACCTGAATATTCATCCCACCGAGAACCCCTAAGTTCCCATTGCATGTATTACCGGAAAAACTGCTAACATACGATGTATCGGTGAACCCTATAATGAGAACCCCACCAATCCCTCGATTACTCGATACCGTATTATTGTCAATAACTAGGGTTTCGTTAATAGCAGAAACATGACCGCTATCACCCACACGGATTCCAGCGTAAAGTGTTCCACCATTACCAGTAATAGTATTCCCAGTAATAGTTAAATTCGTAATCTTATCAGAGGCAGCACCTGCTGCTTCTATCGTGACCCTGATACCCTCATATCCACTACCCGTTATCGTGGAATCTGTAATAGTTAATTGATCGAGAGTTTTTGCAGTGCCACTGGATTGCAAATAAGATATACCCCGCTGCACATTATCTGTTATCTCGCAATTATCAATAGTCGAACCTGTTACATCTACCGCAGACGCAATCTTAATACCATAAGTGCTGCAACCTGTAACAGTTATGTTCTTCAGGATAATCCAATCGCCTGCGAATAAAATCCCATACGCCCCTGTTACGGTAATTACACCGGGAGTAGCCCCATCACCACGGATAACAATTTCGTTACCCTCAGTGGCATCTGCATTGACATTTACACCTGTTGTTATCAACCCCAATAAATAGACATCATTCCCTGGGTGAGATGACCATGTGACAGAGCCAATAGCCTGCGCATTGGCAGGACTAGACCCATCTGTGGATCCAGCACCAGATTGGGATACGAAGAAGTCAGCCATTAGGTAAATCTGCCTGTAGCTAATACCTCACACCCAGAACCTGTGGTGATCTTCCAGGCAGTTGTGCATACAGCATCAATAATATATGTACCAGTCTGAACACTAGCTGGTGTGCCAATGCCGGCTACCGCTAGTACATTTGTAGATCCGTCAATAATGGTTATTTGACCATTTCCTGTGTTCCTCCAGGTGATAGTGTGCAAGAAATCACCTGCTGCCCCTGTAGTCCCTAAAATCTCAGCTGTCTGTGAAGGCTCTACATGATGATAAGCGAATCTCTCCTCCACCTTAATGACATCATTTGTTTGATCTTCACCAGAAATTAGTAATGGATTAACATTAATAGCTCCAGCAGTACCAATTTGAATCCAGTCAGTAACTAAAGGACCAATAAATTTATAAATATCACCAGTATCATTTTCATCCCATACTAAACCAGTAGTTAAGAATGATAATGCAGTATTTGCACGCTCAGAAGCAGTTCCTACTACATGAGTAAAAATATATGTACCATTTATATCTAAACTACCAGGAATATTTAAGTTAACGGGGTTATGTAATAAATAATTAGTTTTCATAGCATTATCACCGAATAAGTACCTGTACCGGGGTTCTGTAATATAGTACAAGTAATACGTACGTATTTCCAAGGTATAATTCCTGAAGTACGTGTTATACCTGTAGATCCACCACTTAATGATAGATAACAATAGAACGAATAATTAATATTATCATTAGAAACTTCAATTTCTACAGCAGTAGTATTTGAACCTCGTCCTGTGGCAATAAGTTGAAATGAAGCAGGCCATGATATATTATCTACACCATATTCTAAAGAAGTTTTAGTTCCAGTAGTATTTAATGCATTGGCTAGATATTTTACTTCCATATATCCAGTACTTACTTGTAAAGCATTATTAGGTATTTTTATACTTCCTAGTATAGCATCGGCTAAACTCATGTTGTCCACTCTCCTTCACTAGATACTACACCATTAGTATAAGCAATAGTTTTTGTCCATTCTGTGATACTATCTGTAGCGGTTATTTCTGTTACTTGTCCTACAGCATTATATGCGGAAGGGCCTAGAGTCCATGTTTTAGAATCATAAGATGTAGATACATAATCTACAATACCGCTAGCATAAACTACAGTTTGTGCATTTATATATGGATACACTAAAACTCCTGCGGGAGTATATTCACCATTTCTAATATATAATTCATCAAAATTGGCATTTACCTTTGTAAATCCAGAGTTTAATGTATCAGCTCCAGGTGTATCTGGACCGGTACCCATGTCTATTGCTTGTTTAGCCATTATGAAACTTCAACTCCATCACTAACTCTATACCATTTATCTCCATCACTAGTAGCTAAGGTTCTACCCCCAGTTTCATCGGATACAATAATAATTGCATTATCATATGTTGATGCTGAAGGTAAAGTTGCTACTGTATATTCACTAACAAGTATAATTTTTTCAGCATAAAGTTCATCAAAGTTATCTTTTACTTTGCTAAATGCTTCATATAAATTATCAGCTCCAGGTGTATCTGGACCGGTACCTAAGTCTATATCTTGTTTTGCCATTTTATGATCCTAATGTAACTGAAGTACCAGAAAGTGTAAATGTACCACTAGTAGCTTCTAATTTTTTAGGTATTGAAATAGTGCTACCAGTAAGTATAAATGTACCACTAGAAGCTAATATACCTCTGAAAAGTCTATTAGGCATACTTGCTGTAGATATTCCAATGATAGCTAAAGTTCCCACTACCACTTCATCCAAACTATATTAGTTGCAGTCGTAGCTGCATTTACTCTAACTCCACTAACAGGTAGGATTGAACCAGGTAATACGCCTAAATAAACCACTGCTGCTCCGCCTTCTTCATGGTCTATACTTACGTCTCCACCGCCTCCTACAAATAGTGCATTAAAATCTAATACAGTGCTGTCACTTTTTGTCACTGCTGCGCTTGTTGTTGCTGAAGCGAATGCTCTTCTATGATGTCTCCATCTTGTTTCGTCTACCATGTCAATCCTCAATAAGTTTAGTTAGTAAATTATTATAATTAAGCCCAAAATTTGCTGGGCCATTAACTTGTACGTTTGTTTGTTGTGTTTCTTTTGGTTCTGCTACTAAATCTTTTACAAAGCTTTCTCGCATTTTTAATGCTAGAGTTAATAAGTCTGCAATGTCTTTATTACTAGTTAACTCTGCTTCTTCTAACTCTAGCAGTTTTTTATCTATAATTGTATCTAGAGTGGATTGTAGCTTTGTTCTATTTATATATCCTTGTTCTAAGAAGATTGTATCTATAAATCTTTTTGACTCTTTTTTATTTAAATAGTATACTACCTTTTCTACAGGTATATCTAATGTACTTGCTGTTTCTTCTATACTAGCTGTTTCTAAATATCTAGTAGTAACTTCTAGCAATTCTGGTGGCATCCTATAAGTTTCTTCTGGATTCATCATTGCATTAGACATGTGTACTCCTTATTTTTTCTATTATTAAATTGCATTATATCAAATTTTTTTGTCCATGTCAATCCCACTTGATACTTTTTAGGCTAGGTGTAGATTAGCATATTAAAGTTAATATTTTATTTTAGCTCTCTAAAATCAATGCAAAAAATATACCTTGGTTTCTCAAAAATCTTATACACCTTGTAGTAGTTTCTCAAAAACCTTGTATCGTTTACGCGTGGGGTAGTGAGGTCCGAGGAGCCTCGGACCAAGTCCGATAACCGCCCCCACCCGTCAAAGATTTGACGGGTGGTCAAACTTTTGACGCTAAGCGTCAAAAGTCATCCATTTGCGTTCCATTGCGATGTCTCGCAATAATTGTAGTGTGGTTTTTGCGCTACGGCTGGCGTCTGCCCAGATTGCCAAGGTTACCATCCCCGACAGCCGGTGATGGCATTCTTCCCACTCACGAAAGGTGTTGATGCGGATAGCATCCTGGAAGCAATGGTGCGCGGCGTGTTCTACGATTTTGACGGATATGCTCATTTTTCGGTCCTTTTCTGTGTGGGTGAGAGTGCAGTATAACAGCCTGGCTGAGCATTACAACCCTTTTCAGAAAATAAATATTGGCATAGCTTTTGCAAGTCAAAAAGCATGCCAGGCCCGCTGGCCTGGCTTCCACCCTGCCGGAGGCCCTGGCGTCATAACGCCAGGCGCGAACAGCGCCGCCAGGAATTTGACGTCAAATAGGATGTTTCTATGCGCGCATAAGCTGAGCTTATGTGCCAGATTTTTGACGTCAAATAGGATGTTTCTATGCGCGCATAAGCGTAGCTTATGCGTCAAAAATTTGGCGGCGCCAATTTTACCACAGCTATCCCTTACTTGTCAATACCCCATTAGAGATATTGACACAAAATATGCCCCAAAAGTTTTTTATGGGCACATAAAAAGAAACTAGAATTTATTTTTATTTCAATGCGTTTAAAGCTTGACAAGAATAGAAAATAGGATTAACATGCTCGCATGTTACAAAAAACCACCACCACCCGCCCTACCAGAGGTATTACCATGGTTTATGACTACAGCAAATTTCATGCCAAGTGTGATTGGAAGTTTCTTGTGATTTTCTTGAGTGCTTTTCTAGGCGCTCCCATTGCCGTTATCCTCAGCTCAATTTTTGGAGTCTAATATATGAACACATACAAATCGACATGTACCCACCAACAGACCGTTGCTGGACGAAAGGCTACCGTCAAAATTTTGACTACCTTACCAGTCAAAAGTTTTAAGTTTTTCATGGGCTCTGAACAGGCGCGTAAAACCCATGTTATTAGCATGGTAAAGAAAGGTTTTTTGGACGGCTGGTTCTGCCGTATTCTTGACGGTCATGTTAATTTTGTGCCAGCGCGCGACATGCCGTCTATGATCGACCGCTCAAGCTGGACCGCCATTTAGTTGACACTAAGCCACCGTCAAATTCCTGGCGGTGGCAACTTTCAAAGAGGCAACAAAACTATGTCGAAATACCTTACAGTTCTGAACGCAGAAGATGGAACCTACCGTCAAGAATTTGACACTTGGGCGGCAGCTTGCGACTATGTGCGTGAGCAGATGGATCTTCCATCTGATGCAATAATCATGCCAGATCATGGCTACACTGATGACTTGTGCCGCGAAATTTACATCACGGAACCCGGATATTCAGCTTGGTAGACTGCTTCATAACCCCTTGATTTTCAAGGGGTTTTTGGCGCCCTTGCACCAAAATGCGTCAAGAAATTGACGCTCCTTATACCGTCAACTTGTTGACGGCGCCCGAGCAGGGCACGCTACTTTCATGATACAGGAACCGCGTATACATAGCAACAACTTTATGCACTAAATTTTTTTATACCACCATAAAAACATTTTATGAAAAGCGCCGGCGGACCTGGCACGATAATTGCATTAGCAAGAAATGTGCCAATATTTATTTTCCAAAAGGGGTTGTGCCTGGCTGTAATCCGTGCTACAATGGGCCTCAATTCAGCATATGGGGAGGTGGCCTAGAGGGGAGCGCGGGCGTCAACAAATTGGCGGTGCCAGGTTGGCACGATTTTTGCATGTGTCAATATTTTGACGCTGGCATGATTCTTGCATGTGTCAAAATATTGACGGTGTGTCAAAAAATTGACGGTGTGTCAAAAAATTGACATGTTATAAACCGATGTTATAAACCGATGTTAAAAAGCGATGTTAAAAACCGATGTTGACAAGCGATCCGAATTTTGTTATAATATATCTTTGATTTGGAGAACTAAAGAATGGAAATTTTAGCTGGTTTATTTATTGCACTCGCAAGTTTGCCGGTAGGTTGGCTTGTTTTTAAAATACTTTACAAAGGGCCTTGACAATGAATGAAATTTTGACTATACTTATCTCAGTGGCGATATTTTATCTGGCACACAAATTCGGCGGAGAGTAAATTATGAGCAAAAAGACCTGTACCAAAAAATCCACCCGTAAAGATCGCAACCTGGCGGAAAATAACACTCGTCGAAATAAGGCGCTAAAAAGCTACTTTACTTTCAAGCGCAGCGAGTTTAAAGATGCTACAGCACTTGAATCGCTGGCAACAGCGATCTATCCTGAAACCGTTGCTACCTGGCTCCGCCGGGTAAATCCTGAAAACTTTTAATTGACATCTAGGAGAGGCTAGTATATACTAGCCTCTCACTTACAGGAGATTGTTATGTATATAAATTTGAAAACTACGGTAAATCTGCCGAATGATGTAAGTTTCGATACAGATCGTTCACCAGAATATGTTGAATTATTTTACAGTTTTGCTGCTAAACTCGGAAAACTTGATAAAATTAAGGCAATTAAACTTATTCGTTGGGAATTCGATTGTGGACTACGGGAAGCTAAATATTTCGTTGAAGATGCAATGGAAAATATTAGTTGACATCACTGAGAGGCTAGTATATACTAGCCTCTCAGTTACAGGAGATTGCACAATGTCTTTAATCACTTTGGTACCCGCTTATGGAGCAAAATATGAAACGAAAAGAGATGTTCTTTCTGATTGGAATTCTGGCATTGATTTTTACATTCTGCGCGGTTGTTATTGCAGTAAGCGAAATTTGGAATCCCTCAAGCATGACCTTGGAGCTGATGAAATTCAGTTTCGGTGGATAAACAAATCCGGCAAGGTGAACTACTTCACTTACTGGCAAAATGAAATAACGCGGGCAATTCCCACCACCTTCGTTTATGGCCCACTAAACGGTTTTATCTAAAAGGAGGAACTATGCGCTCGCTATACAACAAAGTGAATGACCGTCTTTTTGGTAGCGAGTTGCCTAGTGTTGACATCATAAAATTTGATGGTAGCAAAAAACAATTTGATGTCACTTATTTAATAGATGGTTTTACAACTACGCAACTCGGCGGATTGGTTATAGGAATATCCGAAACACTATCAAAACAGGAAAAATTCAATACCCTGGTGCATGAAATGATTCATGTATGGCAAGCTGAAAATGGTAAAGCCTGGAACCACGGAAAAATTTTTAAACGCTGGTGTAGACTAGCATATCAGGAGTTTTATGAATGAAAGAATTATACTTACATATTAAACATGACACCCCAATTTCAAATGGAAAATGTTGGGTATCGAAAAATTCTGAATCTGAAAATAAAGATATTGATGAAACATTCGAGATCGAATTTGAAGATATAAATGATTTTGTGTCTGAAGTATTTTATTATGCTCCATACGAATTAGCGGTAGATTTTAAGGGCTTCATTAAATTTGCATAAAATTTGTTGCTTTTCCTAGGGAGATATATTTATCTCCCTAGATTTTGTAACATAAGCGTCAATTTCTTGACGCTTTTTTGCGCCGCCGCGGGAATCCGCTACTTTCATTATACAGGAGCCGCTGCCTGGTGTCAATACCTATTTGTGGATATTGACAAAATAAATTGGCACAGATTTTGCATGGTGCCAGATTTTTGACGGAGGCGCCATTATACCACAGCCGCCTGTGGGTTGTCAATACCCCAAATGGGGTATATACAAAGATATTGCGATATGCGATAATTCTGTTTCTGGAATTGAGGCACAGATTATGAATGAAAAATATTTTGAATATGTTGGCACGTTTTTTGCCGCTGTGGGTTTTGGCCTACTTTCTAGTCGCCATTATTTTGGCGGATTTATTGTAGGAATAATTAGTTGTCTTTTTTTGTTAATATTGTTCAAAAAGACTAGACAACACAGCTTGTTTCTGTTACAATCTTACTTTCTGATAGCAAACAGTTTTGGAGTTTGGAATGCTTAAAAAAATTAACGTATATGATTTGGATGGTACGATAATTTGTAGCCTACATCGTTACAAAACTTTGCCATGTGGCACGAAAATTGACCTGGCGTATTGGCGAAAAAACAGCACGCCAGAAAAAATCGCTAGGGATTCGCTTTTGCCACTGGCAAAAAAATACCGTCAAGATATTGACAACCCTGAAATTTATGTGGTTATCGCTACTGCGCGGGTTTTAAAAAAACCAGACCTGGATTTTATCGCTAAACACCTTGGTATACCAGATAAAATTTTCGGTAGGCTAAAAGGTCAAAATACCAGCGGCGCGTTACTCAAGGTTAAATGGTTGTCAATGTTTCGACAGCTTAAACAGTTTCGAGATTTACCTATAACTTTTTTTGAGGATAACCTTGACTATCTAGGCAAGGTGTGCGATAATCTCTCTGCGGTCGGGGTATACACCCCGTCAAAACAAGGATATTAAATTATGGCTAAAAAGCAGTTTATTTGTATTATTGACACAGAAACAACTCGGACGGATAAAGTAGCAGATTTTGCTGCTGTGGTGGTTGATCGTAAAGGTAATACAACGGCACAATGTGCGGTATTAGTTGCCGGGGTTTATAATAATCGGGAATCGCATCCACTATTCTATGATAACTCTGCTCCAGTAGACTCAATCTGGAATCGGGACAGCTTGTCAAAACGGTATGATGTTTATTCCCGTATGTTAGAAGGTGGCTCGCGTATGTTAGCCAGTGCATCGGCTATTAATCGTTGGTTAGATAGGGTTAAAGTAAACTATGACCCATTTTTGACTGCGTATAACTTGCCTTTCGATGTTGACAAGTGTGAAAAAACCGGAATTGATTTAACGGGTTTTTCAAAACGATTTTGTCTATGGGCCGCAGCTGCGGATATTTGGGCGCAATCTAAAAAGTATCGGGAATTTGTTTTGGATGTGCATGGTTTTAATAATCCTACAAAATTCGGCAATATGTCTTATAAAGCTAACGCTGAAATTATGGCACGTTTTTTGCTAGGTAACCCAGATTTGCCAAACGAACCACATACAGCTCTGGAGGATATTATAGACTATGAGTTACCGATTTTGAGAGCCATTACAAAACGTCGGGCTTTGAAAAATTTAGTGGATCTGAAAAAACCAGACTGGAGACAAATGCAAGTGAAAAATCACTTTATTGCAAAATAAAGTGAAATAAAGTGTTGACACCAGGTTAACACTTCTATATAATGTTTACATCAGGTCGGGAATGGTCCCGACCTGAATTTACCGGAGAAAATGCACTATGGCTACAAAAACCCCGAACTATACCGAAACTATGATTTCGGAAATTCGTGACCGCTATACTGCGGTACGGGATGAAGATCAGGAAATGCGCGATTCTGTTGTTCGCCAGATTGCGGCGGATCTCGGAAAATCCTGGAAGGGTGTTATCGCTAAACTTGCTCCTATGACCTTTGAAAACGCAACTGGAGAGCTTGAGAAGCTCTATCGGCCGAAAGAAAAGGTTTCAAGTGTTACCGGCGCTGCTCCAGCAAAAAAGGATGTTTTGGCCGCGCAATTTGTTGAGATGGTAGGTTTAAACCTTGTTTCCGCTGAGAAGCTCAACAAGACCGATTTAACGGCTTTGATCGTGTATGTCGAAAGCGTCAATACAATGGCGGCTCGCTATAACGATGTATCAAACTATCTTAGCAGTTAATCGCTAATCCGGCGGGGAGAATTTCCCCGCCACTTTTTAACCAGGCTCCGCCAAAAAATTGGCGGGGCCTTTTTTTGCATTCGAATAGCAGTATATTAGAATATTCTAATATACTGCTGCCCCAGAATACCGTCAATTTATTGACGGTATTGCGCCGTCCCTAGGACCCGAGTCTCCCACAATACCATGGTACACTAGGCTGGATGCCTTGTCAAGCAAAAGTTTTTTATAATGGCATAAAAAATTCTTATAGGCGCCGCTCGCGCGAGCACGCTACTACCAGTATAACATGGCCAATCACCGGCGGTCAAGTCTTTTTTGCACAAAATTTTTTTATGGGGGCATAAGCTGAACTTATATTAGAATTTGCTAATATAATCATATTCTAAAAGAGAGCGCTCCTTCGGAGCCGTAGTACGAAAGTAATGTACCGATTCGATTTTTACGTATTAATAAGTACTAAATCTAAGTACTAAAGTAATGTACCGATTCGATTTTACGTATTAATAAGTACTAAATCTAAGCACTAAAATAATAAGGTAAAAAATTGGGATTGACATTTTTGTCTATTTTTGGTATAATATGTTCTGTGTGAAGATTTTTTCTTCACAATGAAATCCATAGAAATAAAATACCAAAAAATACCAAAAAATACCA